CTAAAAAAGCGTCGGTATGATTAAAGCCTTGATTTTACTGGGTTTTACACAGTTTGTTGACTTGCGTTTATACTTTCCGTCAAGGTGCGTGTATATATTAAGCGTAGTTTGTATATCAGAATGACCTAATTGTTCTTTAGCTGTTAATACATCCACCCCCGCAAAGTAAAGCATAGTAGCAAATGTATGCCGGAGCCAGTGGGCTGTAAATCTTGGTATTACTAAGGGTCCTCCTTCAGGTTGAAATTTACTTTTAGGTTTTCCTTTAAGTTGATTGCTAAAATCGCCATATTTTAAATTTAAATCTGTGAGATAGCTTTCCCACAATCTTCGCCAACCAATCTCATTCATAAGCTGCCCCTTTGATGAAGGGCATACGAGTACAGAATTTGTTGCTTCTTTTTTCTTTTGTCGTAGAAATTCCAAAAGGATATCCGGGATGTCAATAGTCCGTATGCTTGTTTTAGTCTTTGCAGTGTCCTTTACAACAGATTTGCTATTAATAATTTCAACAGATTTATTAATGTCTATCGTTGCATTTTTAAAATCAACGTCAGACCATGTAAGAGGGAGCAGTTCTCCTCTGCGTAATCCAGCAAACATCATTATCATTGCTGCTGTCTGCGCTCTATGTGGAGTATCTATAATCCATTGTTGTTCCTCTTGTGTTAAAGCCCTGCGAGGTTCATTTGTTTGGGTACGAGGGATTTTTACTGCCTCCACAGGATTATAATCCATTACTCTGTTTTCAATCGCCAATCGGCATACTTGTAATGCAGCTGACTTAGTTTGCGACAGCGTTGCTTTCGAGGTGGGCTTCTTAGTAGTTGGATTTTCCTTTGATAAATCAAGTATGATTTTTTGGAAATCTGCAGTTTTCAGTTTCACAATTTGGCGATTAAATAGCGGCTCAAACTTAGCAAGGTTATATTTGTAGTTTGCAAAGCGCCCATAAGAAACTTCGGTGCATTTAATATCTAACCAGGCATCAGCCCAATCTTTGAAAGTATCTCTTTCTGCAGCAATGTCAATCCCTTTGTTTAGAGAAATTTTTAGGTCAATGGCTTTACTATCTGCCTCCTTTTGAGTTTTTCCGTAGACAGTTTTATATTTTCGTTTGCCATCTACTTCTCCAAGGAATACTTGGACGGCGATTCTACCGTCAGCACGGACGGTGTTTTTCTTTTTGGCCATAAAAATAAGACCTCCTTTATTTATTTTGGTATGGTAAATAAAGCGGTCTTGTGATACAATTAGCTTGTATAGGGCTGTTGTACCTCGGTATGACCGCTTGTCCCTCACTTCGTTGGTAGCGGAGTGGGGGATTTTTAATTTAAAACGCAATATCCGTAATCATTAAAAATAATTTTATATTCACCGGCTATGTATACAGCTCCATATTTTTCTTTGAAAGCTCCAATTATCTCTAATAGGCACTCTGCTGTAACTTCTAAAAACTCAGCAACTTCAAAAATATTGCTGCATCCATCGAGGATTGGTTGGATTAAATCGTCAATTCTTATTAGGTGGTTATACCCCCAAACTCTGGCTACTTTCTCTTGTTTTCTATTATTTTCGATTGACTGGTCAAGGACATTCCCAACTGTTGTAAAATAATGTCCAAGTTCCTCTGCTAACACACATGCCTTTTCTGCATTGGCTAAATCTTTGCTTATTCCGATTTTGCTTCCCTTACATAATCCTTTTGCATCTGATTTAAACTGTTTTTCGCAAACCATAACACCATTTCTTTCTGCAATATCAAGCAGATAATCATATTTGTTCATACATTACCCCCTTGCAAAAACAAATTATAATTCGTCAATATCTTTCTTCATTAAGTTCTGCTGATCTTCGTCGTCAGCGTTGTCGTTGTGAGCGGCAATAGGAGTTAGATGGTTAATTTTACTTTTAGCGGAATATTTATTGATATGTGTTAATTCTTCTACCCTTTTAATAGCCTCTTTTCTGCCTAATTCGTTTAATTTTTCTAGCTCTACTATGATGTTATCTGCATCAATAGATAGTGCGAATCGTTCATTATCTTCTGAATTTACCCAACCCATAAGGTAAGCTGGTGTTGTACGTAAAGCTTCAGCAATTGGTTCAAGAGCAGAAGTGGGCATTTTTTCTATTGCTCCATTTTCATATCTGAATATTGTTGATCTAGAAGTACCTATTATATCAGCAAGTTGATCCGCTGACATTCCAATTTTCTTTCTTTGCAATCGAATTCTTTCTCCAACCTTCATTATGATCTACCCCCTGTTTAGAACTATACTAGCACAAGAGTTGCATAATTGCAACATTTTTTTAAGCGAGAGTGCGACATATTGATTGACTTTTAAATATTTACGTGCTACTATTAAATCATAAAGTAGCAATAATGCTACTAAAACTATTGACATAATTTAAGGAAGGAGCGTGTAATATGAATACAAATATGCAATTATTAAAAGGAAAAATTGTAGAGAGACAAACAACGCAAGAAGCTGTTGCTGACGCTGTAGGCATTGATAGAAGTACATTCTATAGAAAACTGAAAACTAACGGAATGAGTTTTTCTATAGCTGAAGCTCATAAGATAGTAGCAGCAATTCCATTAACTATGGAAGAAGCAATGGCCATTTTTTTTGACAATACAGTCGCATAAATGCTACTAATTAGGGGGGTACATATGGAAATTAGAGGAACACCAATAGATAGAAATTCAATCAACACACTTTTAATTAATACTCACACAAAAAGCATAAAACTTAATGGTGCCGAGATAAGTAATACGTTATCTAAGCTGGATATCACTTGGGATGGATGCGCCCTTCCTGTCGTAAAAATGACAATGGATTCCCAAGTGATGCTAGACGGAAATCTTTTGACCCGTAGAATGGGAGAGTTGCGTTGCGAAGAATGCGGTTACCGATTAGGGGAATTGGTAGGCCAATGTTCCGTTGTATGCCCTAATTGCGGAGAGTTGAATATTGGACATTATTGATTTAATGCAATAGAAATTGCTGATTCTAATAGCTTTGTGGCCGTAATAGATGCTACTGATGATAGTATCGACTTTGTTTTTGACCATATTGAATCCAATTTTGTTGCTTCAATAAATTGCACACCTTTAGAAGTAATGTCTACAATGTGTGGGATTGTTTCATGAATATATGTTTTACCGCTTTTGAGCATTTTTTCATCAAACAAGTTACGAACGGTATATGCTATTTCATTTTTCTGATAACCCGAAAGGCTGGGATGCTGCGATAATTCATCAACAGTAATATAATCTGTTTCGCCATCTAAATCAGGAACCATAAGGCTTTCGACAGTTAATAGTATGTCTCTTATGCAATCAGGATTTAACTTCATTTAAATATGTCTCCTTTCTTCACAAACCTGGTACTGGCATACCTGTAAGGAAAGGATAGCACAAAAATACAAAATATACTATAAAAACTGCAAGCTAAGGAGGAGGTGAAAAGAATGAAAGTTGATCTAGCTAAAAGAACGGAAGTTTATAAAAAGCTGACGATTGAAGGTGAGTTAGAAATGAAACAATTTATCAAGGGTATTTTCAATCTGGCAGAAGATAAAAAAAAATTAGTATGGAAGTAATGAATTCACTGCCATTATTTCTGAAAAAGGCGCTTAAAAAAAACAGTAAAAGCTTTTGGTTATCTAAAGCCTTCACTGTTTCAAAGAGATACTAGTTGCGACTTAATTGTTCAAGATAATCTGAGTAAACTTGTTTATATACAATAACAAGCTGCTCGGGTTCTTGTATGTCACGCATTACCATGTAGCGCTCCATATACAAAAGCGCCAATTCATGAGCTCGTTGTTCAATAGGCATAAGACAAGCTCCTTTCTTCACAAACTTGGTACTGGCATACCTGTAAGGAAAGGATAGCACAAAAATATAAAATATACCATATAGAAAGGGTGAGCAAATGAACCAACTAACAGTAATTGAAAAGGAATTAGTACCTGTTTATGAAACAAGTACAGGAGAAAAGGTTGTAAATGGTAGAGAGCTTTGGGAAGGGTTGCAAAGTAAAAGTAAATTTGCCGACTGGATTAAAAACAGATTTGCTGACTGCGAAGCTACAGAAAATGAGGACTTTGAAACGCTTTCTAAAAATTTAGAAAACGGAGGTAGAACAAAAGAGTACATAATTCAGCTTGACACTGCCAAGGAAATGGCAATGCTGGAGCGTAACGAAATAGGGAAAAAGGTACGGAAGTATTTTATCGCTGTTGAGAAAAAATACAAAACCCCAAAGTCTCAAGCCGAAATTCTTCTTGGGCAGGCTCAAATACTTGTAAATATGGAACGCAAGCAGCGTGAGAATGAAAAAGCCATTGAGGATACCAACAAACGTATTGATGGGATTAAGGATATAGTTTCTTTAAACCCTAATGACTGGCGAAAAGATACAGCAAGGCTGCTTAATAAAATGGCGGTTGCTATAGGTGGATATGAACACCTTCGCAACATCAGGGAGGAAAGCTATAAACTCCTAGATGAAAGGTTTGGAGTATCGCTTTCCATCAGGCTTACTAACAAAAAGAAAACTATGGCGCTAAATGGTGTTTGCAAATCTAAGGTGGACAAGCTTAATAAATTGGATGCGATTGCAGATGATAAAAAGCTAATTGAGGGATATATCTCCATTATCAAAGAAATGTGCATCAGATATGGAATAGATGCGAATTCAAACTAGGAGGGGGTTCTTTGAAAACAACTAAAAGATGGGACGATGTCCCGGTAATATTCGATCTTGCTTTTGCAGCTACCTTAACAGGATTTAGTAGTGAACGCTTGCGGCAATTGAGCCGAGCAGGTGAGTTCCCAGCAAGGAAAATCGGTATAGGCAATCATGCAGTGTGGAGAATAGATAAAGACGAGTTCGTCAGCTGGTGGGAAAGCAAGAAGATACAGGGGGTGGACAAGCATGCGAAATATACATAATGACCCGATATACCGCAATGCTGACAGACGCAAGAATGAACGCCGTATGAAGCAAGAAAAACGGAAAGGAAATGTCATTTTTGTTACAAACATTAAGGTAGTTGCCCTATGGCTACTTTATGCAGTGATTGCTTTTGGTTTTATAGCAGCGGTTGAATGTGCTTTGCCGCACAGGATTGTACTGAAATGGATTATTATTTTTTCCTTCTTGGTGGTATCAGCACCCGGAGTTTATAAAATGGAAAAGAAAATAAAAAAGTCCCCAAGGAACGGCAATTCCAAAAGGGACAAGCATAAATAATCATCTTAAAGGTATCAAACATTTATTTAAATGTCAAGGTATAGAAAGGAGAATACAGTATGGAACAGAATAAATTTGATATTTCAAAATTCGGGAATGGAGGTGTGACAGAACGAATTGAATCGGCTATTCAAAGGGTTTATGACAACATTTATGATCCCAATACAGATGGAGAAAAGGGAAGAAAGCTAACTGTTGAATTTACTTTCAAGCCAAGTAAGAATGATCGCACACTAATTGATGTAACAGGTGTGGTCAGGACTAGTCTCCAACCACACAGTGCTATAAATAGCACCATGATGTTAGGTGTTAATCAGGATGGTGATGTAGTTGGTGAAGAATGGAACAAAACGGCCTTGAAAGGTCAGATCGGTATTGATGGTGAAACAAAAATGGCTAACGTTGGTATTATTGATTTTCAAACAAAGGCGAAATAAGGAGGAAAAATAATGATTAAAGAGGCATTGCAGTACATAGTTGGTTTGAATGAAGTTATGACAATGGAATTGGAGGGTAGAACCTTCACCGACAAGAAAATTTATCCTGTTGAACAACCTATAATTGTTCCGCTGAGAATTTCTTCTTTGGCGGGTGTGGTTCAGTATGTAAAGGAAATCGCCCAAACAGAAAAGGGTTGGCTTACAGACGGAGACGCACCATTGGTAATCGGGATCAAAGATCATTGTACAGTTGAGATTTGCTCGTCCATTGTTTCAGCGGAACTGAATCGGCAGAAGCTTTTAATTTCAGAATATACCAGTCCCGTTTTTCATTTTGGCGAATTCTACGATGCAGAAACATTTAATATCAAAATGCAAAGCGTTTTCCTTGATACGGATGATAAGGAAATTATTCTTAAGGTGGTTGGAAATCTAAAAGAGGAAAGCGTACGCAGCATTGGGGATGATGGTGTAAGTCAGTCTGTTAACGTGAAGGTTGGCGTGGCTACTGTGGCAGAGGTAAAGGTGCCAAATCCTGTGAAGCTAATGCCTTTCCGCACATTTATTGAAGCAGGACAGCCCGAAAGCCTTTTTGTTTTCCGCATGAAGGAAGGCGGCAAGTGCGCATTATTTGAAGCTGATGGCGGCGAGTGTAGCGCGACAACATTTTTGAGAAATAGAGACAACATTTTTGAGAAAAATATTCCAACTCTGAGAACTATTTCCTAGGTTCGCTCACTTGCATCGCACACCCACATCATTAAGAGGTGAGCCATGCAAAGGGGCGAACCTTTTTGGGTCTTATTCGCCTCTTTGTTTTGTTTATGCGGTAGGTTCTTCGACACCCTCTTCATGCTGCGCTAAATACTCGGCTACAGGAATAATATAGGCTTCGGGTAGTTCCTCAATCTGACGTTTGTCATTCTTAATAAGTACCGCATAGACCATTATCATGTACTGTTTTACTATCATTTATCTTGTCCCCCTTCAAGTGTAGTAATGCGTTTTTTGAGTGCTGCGTGCTCTTCTGCAATTACTGCAAACTCTTCATAAAGTCCAGCAAGTGCCTCATAAACATCAATATTTTGTTTCTCCATTTGTTCGGCCCGTTCTCGAGTGATCTCCGAGATTGGCTTTTTTGGAGTTAAATATTTCATGTCTTGACTCATTCGTATGCACCTCCAAAGCCAGAAATAGAAACTTCGCCTTCGTAACCCTCATTCTTGGTAATTGTAAAGCGAATATTTACGCCCCATTTAGTACCCGTTTTAGTGGCATTGATGAAGTTATAAACTCTGTTAATTATTACTTGAGCAGTGATGTCCTCCCATGTAGGGACAGCATCAAAAGCATTGTTACAAGCTTCTACTTTTGCAACTGCACCTTCAATCTTCCATGTGGGTGACACAAGGACTTTAGTCGCAATTTCATCAGTCTCTTCTGGGGCTGCTAATTGGAAGGAAATAACCTTCTCAAGCTTGGAGAAATTCCACACACGGACAGAGGTCGCAAAGTTTCCATCTACTGCCTCTACTCTAAGTTGGTGACTACCGTTAGGAATTTTGAGCCATTTTTCCCGTGTTACCTCGACCGTTGCTTGCTGCCCAAGAGTCGCTTGATAAGAGCGTATCTCCATATCATCAAGAAACTCAGTAACAATCACGGTGTCGCCTTCCACATCAGAAACAGAATAGCTTTCAGCAAATGCACCTGTCTGCAAGCCGATGTCTGAGTCCTGTCCAGAGATCATAGGTGCAGAGTTTGTACGTTTAAAAGTGAGCCGCCTATATGCCGTTCCACCTTTACCATCTGTGACAGTAATCGTTAGGGTATTGACCGAGTTGAGGGTCAGCATGTAGAGCTTCTGAGCTGTGATCGAGAGGGAGAGCTGTTCGCCGATCGGCGCGTTGTTGATGGTTCTCAGCACCTCGTCGTTAAGCTTCTCCGTGATCGTCAGCGTGTCGCCGTCTGCGTCATCCACGGTATAGGCGTGAGTGAATCCGAGGTTCTTGTCTCCCAGGTTCGTATCTGTGCCGGAGATAGTCGGCGCGGAGTTGGTTCTGGTGAATGTCCACGTCCTCGTCGCGCTGCCGCCTTGACCGTCGCTCACTATGACCTTTACCGTATGTGGCCCGAGCGAAAGAGTCGTAACCGGGACACTGATCGTGTACTGTGTGTTTCTGGTCGGCGAGAAGGTCTTTTTCGTCACTCCGTCGATGGACTCAACCGCCGTCAGAACGTCGCCGGAGTCGGTGTCGTTTACGCTGTAGGTGATTGAGAAGTCGTTGTTCTTGTCTCCTAGATTTCGATCTGTGTCAGAGACCAGAGGAGCAGTGTTCATGACTTCAAGGACGGGGCGGAAACCGAGGCGCGCGGTCCGGTAGGAAGACAAGAGGCAATTCCATGAGCGGGCCGAGTAGTACCCACGGAGCGTCCGGAACGACGCATCGCTTGCGTAGACCTCTTGACACCAGGAATAAACGCCGATCCAATGCCAAAATAGATTATGTGTGCTTGTATGGTCTGTGCTGTTCAGCGACGAGTCGAGGTCGGAGCTTACCGGGGCGGGGAGACCTGTAATGACCTCCTCGCGAGAAACGAACCTGTCCCACTCGTTGTTAGAAGGTGAGCCTCCTGCATAAGCGTCAGAGGTATTTCTGTAGTTACTGCCGCCCGTTAAAAGACGACACTTGTAGCGAACTCCGTCAATGGTAATCTCCTTACCCGAGACGAGTCCCTGGGCGTTCAGATCATCCCATGAGACAGACACCAGAAGGACACGGTCGCAAATAAGAAGCGTTTTGTCACCATCCTGGATTTTGTGCCATTGGAGTTTGTTCGCGTCAGCGGACGGCGTGTTCCCAATGGTGTAGCTCGCCATAGAGCCAGACATATTCGGGATGTTTCCGTATCCGTTGCTTCCTCCTGCCGCGTCGTCATTTCTCCACGGCTTAGTAGGTAGGGCAAGGATTGACCCGTTGTTGTAGAAACCGCCTAACTTGACGGTTCCGAGATAGGTAGCCAAATTATATCACTCCTTTCCATAATAAAAATGTTTTATAGCGATAAGCTTGTTATACATAGATTTTTCGAGCGGCTGAGTCATATACACCAGATATGATTGCCACACTATTGACTGTATCAAAGCTCTTAAGAAAAACGTTGTTTGTCATATTGTTTAGTGTCGCATCTTTAAGAACTTTGATTTCTTTCTGGGCATCAGCAATGAGAGCAGCATGGAGGATAGTTTCATCAGTTACAAGTTTAATACCATCATCCATATGCCCAAGGTTTGTTTGACTTAAAGGTGTTCCTTCTTGAATAACTTCACCTGTTGTAATATCCTCTACATGGTCAAGCCAGCCAACTTTTCTATATGCTTTCATCGTTTATATCCACCTCCAGCTCCCGAATGTTGTATTTAAAGGCCACATAAAGACCCTTGTTTGCAGTCTTAACAAAGCTGCGCTCGACAGCTTCCGCAATAATGTCACCATCTGTGTCTATGAGTTGAACATTCCCTATTGTACCAGAGACGGTATCATCAAAATATATGTAAACCTTTGCACTTTCTCCCTCAACCATTTTGCGAAATGGGCTAATGATTTTCGGTTGCCCATCAAGTGTATATGTTGCGTGATTTACTGAATCTACAAACCGTCTACCGATTTTCTCAATTCCAATTGCTGTGAGTGTTTTCATTTAGTTGTTGCCTCCTTTCAAATAGCTGTCCTGAGAACATAATGGATAGTTATTTGCTCCGCTGTCCTCCTTAGGTTTGATTTCAACATCCGAGACAAGGCCCTCATACATAATGAAATCGCACTGTTGATAGAATTTTTGAGATGCTGCGATAGTGCCAACCTTAGGAAATTGCACATCTCCGGCGTGGCTCATTGAATGAGCTACTACAGAAGCCGCGAAGAGATGCCCTTCATTGACCACCCTCGGGAATATTCCGCAAACAATCTCACCGCAACGAGGATACCAGGACGTGCCCATTTTAAGCTCAGAAACAATCTCGATTGTTGCGCTCGTATCCATACCGTAGGCAGGCTTGCTGCTTCCTTCCTTTACCTTGCAAACCTCAGC